TGATTCCAGGTAGCGCCAACAAGTTAATTGATGGGATTCCTGATCCATTTGAAGAGATCGTTAATGGATCGGTCATGATCCTTGCAGCTGTTCTATATGAGAATACTGCATTGTTTTCCTTACCTTCACCAGCTGGGTTTACTGCCAATCCTGGTGACAAGTAACCTTCTTCAGCTCCACCACCAACATCAGATGAGGAAGCCTTATCATTCATTCTTGAAGCATTTGTATCAAGAATGTTTAGACCATCAAATCCGCCATGCATAATGTTGGTAAACTTAGTGTAAATTTGAAATCTATTGAAGTCTACAGAAGACGTTAGGTTTACCAATGTTCCCAACGTTATTCGTGATGACAATACACCATCAGAAACCTTGTACTCAGTTGAGTCTGGGTTACCATTACGAATATAAGCAGCTTCTCTCATGTGCTCTTCAACAGTTCCTGTTAGTTCAGTTACGGAACCGTTGCTGAATGCAACACGTGCCAATGTGAACTTGTGACCATTGAATGAGTCAGAGTTGGATCCAGTAACTAGGACATCTAGTTTGGACAATCCTTGCATTTTGCTATAAGCTGTTGCAAGAGCACTCTTTTCTTTGGTTACATTTGAGTTGAGAGGAAGTTTATTTCTTTCTAGTTTTGAACCCCAGTAAAGTCGACCATCTGTCTCTTCAGAAACACCAGGATTTCCTGCGAATCCTGTTGATGAAATCTCTCCACGAGTAACTTTGAAACGATAAGGAAGCGGTGGAACAATTGAACCACTAAGGCCATCAACACTACCAGATCCATTCAACCTAATGTTGGCTTGGGCTAGAGCATTATCTGTAAGTGTGTCGTTTGTCTTTAGAGCTTCAATTCCTCTGAATCCAAATGGAAGGGATCTTGGTGGAACAAGTCTGCGATCTACAGATTCTTGAACAACAACTCTAATGTAAGATGATCTGTTAGGATATCTTCCCTCATCCACAAGACGACGTTCGTCTTCGGAATCAGCATCAAACATGTAGTTTACTTTTCTATCTCCAACCTTGGCAGAGATATAGTCATCGCTTCTAGGATCTAATGTGCATCCTGGAAACCTTTCAAGGATTTGAGGATCTTGATCTGTGTCGTCCCACGCTCGTACTCTTACCTCAAATACACCATAAGGGTTTGCTGGATCTGTGCTTGCACGAAGATTTGCAATAGAAATCTTTACTTTAGTATTTGGGTATGCGCCGTCATCTAGAGCTTCAAAATGAAACAAGTCATATTCAGCTGCGCCGAATGGTTGAGAAATAAACTTTGTAGTTTTAGATACGGAATATCTTGTGTCAAATCTACCAAAAGCATTTCTGAAAAGCATGCTAGTATCACCAGATGTTGATGACGTATTTGTGGAACCTGAAAGAATACCAATTGAGTTTGCATCAGAGGATACCGTTGCAATCTCATCATCAACAGCATAGTCCAGATATAGAAGATGATTAAGTGTTCCAAATCTGTCTGGGTTCTTATTTAAAATCTTTCCAATGTAGTTTGAACTTTCTGGATTCATTGACGCTGTGAACACGGTTGTTCCAACATCAGCATTGATGACTATCTTAAAGTTGTTTGAACTATCTAGTGAGGCAACATCATTGATTGTGGTATAGTCAGAAGGCTCAGCTTCATCACCATCTAGAATCATGACTCTTGAGCCACTTGTGCTAAATAACGCTGCTCTGACGATATATGCATCGTCTGATGTAGTCGTAGACGTAAAGCTATCGTTGTCAGTAAATACTGGCATTCCAATAGTTTCATTAGCTTGAATTTCATGTTTAGCTACAAGGAACTGAACAGCTCCAACATGTCGACCATCAGATGGTACAGATGTTCCTTCAATAACAAAACCGGCACTATTGACTTGTCCAGTCAATCTTGTAGTTTCAATGTGGTCGGTTGTATCATTTGCGCCTGCGCCCAATACTCGCATAAATGTAGCAGCAGTCTTGTTGTCAAGAAACTTCTGTAATGCGTAAGTTGCGGGATGATTTGGGTTCAAAGTTCCAAATCTTGTTTCAAAGTCTGGGAATGATCCCAAAGTTACTGGGACGAAAGCTGGACCCCTTTCTGCTGTGCCAACAATACCTGCTGGTGTCCCAACTGGTCCTTCTTGTCGAGCAGTAAGATCAATCTCTCTTCCAACGAATACTGGTGATAAAAATGTTTGCTCAGCCATTGCTTGCTCCTAACCCAAAAGAGAGGGGTTTTACACTAATAATAAGTAGTTCGCCCACACTCAAAACAACGCCGTTATTAAGACCTAGATAAATCATGGAATTTCAATATCTAGGAGTCTTCTGGCGCTTATTGTTGTTTCTCCAGCTCTAGCATTTCTTCGTTTTACGCGTACAAATACTTCCTCATCTTCGCCTGAGAAAGGATCGGATATAACTTCTCTTTTGAGTATGTCATCTAGCCTTTTTATAGGCATTCCTTCCTTATCTAGGTTCTCTATGTTGTCTAATATAAAATCATCAGGATTACCAGAACGTGCATTTGTATCGGGTTTTGTTTCAAACAAACCATCTACTATTCCGAATGATATTTGTGGAGATGAGAGATATCTTCTAAATGGAACCATATCTCCTCCATTTTTATTAGCTAGCATATATGCTGGGACCTTGACATTGAACACGTATTTATGAACACGTTCATCATCAGTAAAATCTTCAGAATTATCTTGAGACTCAATATCGTCTTCAAAATATGCAACAAACCAATAGCCCTTATCTGTTTCTAATCGATAAGTTTTTCCTTGACCATCGTAGTTTGTCATAATCTTTTCTAATATTTGTAGCATTTGTTCCTGATAAGAAGACCAAATAACCACTTCATAACTAGCCGTAAACCTTATTGGGAATGGGATAGTTATTATTTCATATATTGTATTGTTTAAATCTATACTAAGCCTGTCGTCACCTGATCCATTGTACTTGTCTCTTCTTGAAGCAACAGTATTTGGAAGATTTCCACTTTCAAGGCTAGGGTTCAAGAAGTTACTAACAGAAGCAACATTGTCTTGATTTTTCAACCCTTTTTTATTTAATAGATTTTTATATTGAGGATCTTTTTTAGAAATTCTTTTCTTTATAACATAGTCACCAGTATCCTGGCCTATAGCAGATCCCATATTTTCTTTAGCTTGATTTAGAGCTGTTCTTCTAATCGAAATAATAGGTAAAATTAATGCACCATTCTTATCTCTAATTGGATTTCTTCTCTCTCTCAATGCGAACCTTTCTCCTGTTGCATAAACAACTGGAACTTTTTTATCGTATTTTTCGGAACTTTCGTCATCTAAAGAAAGAACATATATTTGATTATCTCTATCAAACAAATTAAACATAGCTCCATCAACATCAGCGATTCCTACTGATGGAATGTGGAAATCCGTTGGGATATTGCTACCCTCATACCCAGAAGGAATTCGGTGGCCTGATGGCTTATTAGATTGTCCTTTCTGAGTCGACATAAGTATAACTATCTATTATGAGTCGCCTTCTCCATAAAAACCATTTCCAACTTTTCCAGTTGTTCCTCTTTTAGAGACCTCAGCAGGCTCAGATGGTAAAGGAGCATCCAATACACCCTTCTTAACTAAATCACGAGTATCCCCTGTCGGTCCTTCCTGATTGTTCTCAAAGCCTCTCTGTTGAACAAACGTTTCTTGTATACCTTCATCATTTGCAACAGCTTCCGATGTTGGACCCAAAGGCTCAGATGAGAATACGTCCTTTCTTGTTTGAATTCCTACAACCAAAATTCCACTATCATACTCAACTTGTCCATAAATCTTTTTGTAATTTTCGACGCTTGTTATTTCAAAAAATTGTGAACCATAAGAAAAGAAGGAACCATCTTTTATCTGTATTTCTTTCTGAGTAAGATCTCTTGACTGAATGTAAACATTGATCTTTGCCTTATAGTCTTGCCCAAACCTAGAAGTACTAACCTCTGGTGGTTGCCAATCAACTATGCAGCTAATTTCTATAGGTTTTTCGAAAACCTTTTTCATAGATTCTTCGTAAACAGGATGCACTTTTGTCTTATCAAAAGATATCTCATAATAGTAAATCTTTTGTCCAACTATGTCTTTAGTGATCTCTTTAGCAGTATCATTAAAGAAGTCCATCTCTCGCGGACCTATGAAAAGTCTAGGCATATAACTTAATTATGATAGATAAATACAATCTATTTAATTAGCCAGGAATAATAAACTTTCCTGACGGCATAGGGATCCCACGTAGCTGTCTCATTATATTTTCTGACTTGTTAGCCTGCTGCTCAACTAAGTTGTAATATAAGAAGTTCTCAAGTTGATCTCTCAATTGAGTAATCAACCTTTCCTTGTCTTCATAACCTCTCGTCAAAAGATCATCATAATTCAATTGAACATCAGAGTTTGGAACAGGTATATTTCTTACCTTACCTCTGATGAAACCTAAAGAAATCATACATAAAGCTAGTGTGTAATCTCTCACCCACTGTTGACCGACAGCATTTATTGTACTGTAGTCGATATTTCCATACGGAATATTTGAAAGACCAGAAATTCCATTGACCGTATCATCCTGACCAGAACCCAAAGCATTAGTATTAAAGTTATATGGATCTCCAGCATAAGCGACTCGAATAAATAGCTTTCTGGGATTGTCCCTGTTCGCAGTTGGGACAGGGTAGATTCTAAGCATTTGTCCAACAATACGATAACTGTAATTTGAGCGCCTTACCCTTTCAGAAAGTTGCAACTGTCCCTGTCTAAGAATATCTTCAAAAACAGGAAGCATGTAGAAAATTGTTTCAGGCGTGAACGATTCAAAATTGAACTCATTATTCAAAAAGTTAATTGCTGATGTCGAATCAAAAAATCTAAAAGCAATAGATGGTGAAAAATGAAAAACTTCCGTTACCCTCATTCTGCCAACACTTCCAGATGGAGCCAAATCAAACAATGGCGTTCCATTTCCGTCTTTAAGTTCGGTCCTAAGATTATAGTCTTGGCGACCCCTTTCAAGTGAGATGGATCCAGATGCCTGATCTTGATATCCACTATATGAGGCCTCCATTGCATATGGTTCGGCTTGACGAAGTAGAAATTCTAATGTTTCTCTGGGGTATAGGTTTTGTATGTCTGAACCAGTTGGCTGACCTAATACATTTGGAATATTTGATTTAGCATCAAACTCATTGATGATCGCGCCCCAGGCTAATACGGCCTGCTCAAAGGCTGTCCATATAGTCTTACTTGGAAGCTCTACAGATAAAACATCTCCACCCAAGGTCCTCTTTACAAACAGGACCATACTATCTGCTTCAGACTGAAATGTTGTGTCTGAATCAAATATTCCAAATGGTGTTGGGTTGAGTACATCTAGAAATGCCATTACCATAGTAAATATGGAAAGAACATTTAAAAGTGGATAAATAGCACTCTAGACTTTACTCCATAGATCACGCCTAAACCATTTCGCCACTTCTTTATAGAATATTTTCGAAGCCTGATCTATATTCAATCCTTCACTAAAGTCTACACTTCCATCAGCTTTGATAGTAATTCCCTCACCAGATTCTGTGGTTATTACAATGTTTTTTTCAATATTGTTTGTAATAATTTTGTTCTCAATTCTAGTTGGTGTAGTTCCCGTATCTAAACTCAAGTCCTCGTAAACGGATTCAGAATTTAGGTCCAATATAGAATAGTGGATATCAACCATGTTATCGCTACCAAATTTAGCTCGTACTGAAGTCCTGTAATCTATTGGAAAACCATCATCACTCAATCTACATTTTATTTTATGAAATTCAGACTCTAATTCAGACAATATGGATGATCTAGAAGACTTATTAGAAATCTCTTTAATCTTCTTATTCAATCCTGTGACTATTGTATCTCTAATAGTTTTTGCATCACTTTCCCATTCTTGAGTTGATTTAGAAAGGTACGGCTCTGGAACCCTTATTGCTGAAAATAGTTTTTTTCGAAAATAAGCGATATCAATTGATTCTGTACCAGAACCATCACAAATTTTGCAGTCAACTTTAGAAGTCAATAGATTGTGACTTCCAGCACCCTTACATTCTATACATTTTTTCATAACATTATCACTCTCTAATTTGGAAACCTAGCTAAAAAATCGGTCCTAATTTGCTCTATGGGCAAATACCTAGTTCTCTCATAAAACCAAAAACTCTCACTGTTTGCAAACGGGTGTCGACTGCCATCACTTTTCTTTCTTCCAAGACGACTTACATGATATGGTAAACAAATTCTATGTTTTTCAACCATTTCTCTAAAGAAAGATTTTTTATTTTTTGAATTAGGTGTAGAACTAACTATAAGCTTACCATTGCCCACTAAACATGGAGAGAGACAAGATATTGCTTTTGATAAGTTAGACATAAAATCTGCTTCTTCGACAATAATTAAGTCAAATCTTTCCCCGTGGACCAGAGTTTCAGATGAAACAGCTTTTATTTTGCCACCTCCAACAAACATTATTTCACCAGGCCAACCACCTCTTGATGTAGTTAAAGTGTTTGTGCTATCACAAGAAAGAAAACATTTTTTTATAAACAATTCTCCATAATCATGACTAGTTGTAACATATAGTACACTTTTTCCTGACTTGGCAATCCAACTTGCATAAAAAGAAAGAAGAGTTGTTACTCCAATCATTCTAGCTTTTACTACAAAACTTGGTCTTGACTGATTCTCAAAGTCATATATAAGCTTTTTATGATAATCTTCAATTGTTACTTTTACTTTTGATTTCTTACTGCGAACCATCCCAGACTTAAAGTAGTCAATAAAATATTTCGAGCTTATATCTTGAACAATGCTGTCGAGCCTCATAAAGATATAATACCAAATTTGAAAAGATACGTTCGTTTGCCCTGCGCGTTTCCTAAAACGCTATAAAAATATAATATAGAAGGCTACAGTATCATTATAAGCTCGACCAGAACACTTCATCATCTTCATTTACCATTTTGACACCATCTAATGACAGAGTATCAAATGGAATCTTTTTACTTGGTACTTCTTGAGCCTTATCTCCACCATATAAAGATATGTGAGCCTTGTAGTCTGGGAAGTCTGAAGGTGGAATTCCATGCTTCTGTATACCATTGTCAATTTTGGAAAAAAGAGAGTTTAATTCTTTACTATCAAGCAAAATTACAATGGAATCTCCCAATGCCTCCAACTTTGTTGCTTTGGCAGAAATTGACTTAGACTCTAATGAGTTTACAAATGGCAGTATGTCTTCTAGCTTCCTGTCTCCCTTCCAATACCTTATTGTACAATGCAACTCTTCTGGTGGGATAACTCGAACATCTGATGGTATATCTAGTGTATTTCTAAATTTTACGATTTGTTTTATTGCATCATCTGTTGGGTAGATCGCAATCATAGTAGAGGGCTGATCCGTTTCAATCTTCTCTGTTATAAGATTTTGAATATATTCCCTTAGCAAGGACATGCTATAAATATGGTTCATACCTAGAGTTTCCTTTCAGATCTCCTTATGGCGCAGATGGCGGCGTTTCATAAGAATGAAAGCTTGACAGCGAGCTTGCTAGCGTGTTACACTAAATTGTGAACAAGCCAATCAAGAGCGTTGGAGACTTAAAGTTTCAACTGGGTATTGAATCAGGTCAGCATCATTCGGATATTTTCCACGAATTGAAGATTGGAATTTCTCACGGGAAATTGTTCGCAAAAGACCCGCTTCTTGAATTCTTGTTTGAAGCTGTTCTCCTGAAAATTGAAACGGATAATATTCCAGAGAAAATCTAGAAATAAAAAAAAAGGCTCCCAAAAGGAGCCTTTTCTAATCCAAAAGTAATACTAGATTACGTTGAGGTCAAGAACCGTGATGGTTCCGTAGAAGTCGCTTCTGACCATCTTCTTGCCATAGCGAGTCATTACACCCTTACGTGGTGTAAAATCTTCTGGCGCAAAGATAGTTGGAGTAACGATAAGTGGTACGTATGGTGCGTAGACGTATCCAGTCTCAAGGTAGTTTCCGCCCTTGAATCCAACAAGGATCTTATTTCGTGGGAAGTAAGGATCTTTGTATAGAGTGAATCGGTTAGCAACCTGTCCAATATTCTCAGCACCAACAGTCATTGGGTTAGAGATCTGTCCGTTTCCATCAATCTTGTATTGAGCCTTGTACATTGCTGTTTGCTCAATGATTGTTGCAACATCAGGACCGATGACACAGAAGTTAGCGGAGCCACGAAGAGTCTTCTTGTGAATCTCATTTGCAACGTCACAAATGGTCTCAATAAGAGTTTCGTACCACTCTCTAACCGTACCAGTGAACTGAGGTCCAGTGGAAAGTGTGCTTCGAAGATCTACTGGTAAACCAGTTCTCTTATTTACAAACCTACCTGGAGCACGTGACCAGTAGTAGTTAGCACCGTTCGCTTCCATAAGAAGGTCATTAAGAACTTCTCTATCGATGTCCAATGCAACTTGCTCAGATAGAATCTTTGTAAGCTCAACCTCGGCATCCAAGCTGTGGAATGCGTTAAGGTCTTGAGCAAGCTCAGGGGACCAACGCGCGCGCAACTTACGAGTTGTAGCAACAACACTGATTTGCTCAATCTTGATATCAATCTCTGGGATTGCAGGGGAGGGCGTAGCAGCGAAGTCTGACTCGAATGATGGGACGGTAAGAGTATCACCATCGGTTCCACCAACATCTAGTGAGTCAGAAACAGCAGCACTAATAGTAACAGCACCAGTTGGTACAGTTCCGCCATTAGTTAGGCGAATGACTGTAGAGAT